CTGGTTTTCCTTCCAGGTTTTAGCGACAAATTGTCACCTCTGACAAGTCTCTAAAACTGATAATGGTCAGGTTCAAGTCCATATCTCTCATTAGGATATGAGATGAACGATCCTTAATTCCATCATCACGGTAACCTCGAACTACGAGACTTCCACAGCTCCTGATCTAAATCAGATCAGGGTCTTCCGTAACCTACGATCAGGTACTTACCCTCGGGTAACCTGCACGTGAGCCTTTATACTCCTATGGAGTGTAGGCAGCGGTCGAGCGAGCTGCGGTATGAATCGGTCAAAGATTGAAGGGTTCTCGATAATTTCATTATCAGTTCTTAACACTCTTTTGCCTGGTTGTAGGCAGGTCCTCCTAAGGTCTCCCGAAAGGAAAGGCTTAGGACCCCGCCATGTCTCACCACAGATTGAGAGAGGATTATAGTGGTCATTACGGATATTGGATTTTATCCCATATAACCGATCAACTACTCTCTGAATCGAAGCAAGATCCATGTTGACACAATGGACAACAGATCTTGTGATCAGGGGGAGTGGGAAGAAGATATTCCTATCATAAGTAATATCATCTTTCCATTTCTTTACTGCCAAGCGGAGTTTGGATTCTGAGGTTGGTTTGTCAACGACTTGTAGTTGGTCCCAAGTACTTGGTACTTGGGTCGACGAAAGTTTGTTGAATCTAACGAATTCCTTTGGAACAGAGTAAAAGCCGTCACACATCATTTGGACTCTTGTCTTACGACGAAGTTCAATTTGATAGATAGCAATATCTCTACTTTCCTTTGGGACACCCTCAATCCCCAAACCCCCAAAATCAGACGAAACATCAAGATTTCTGATCGTGTTTTTTATTTGGTTCTGACCATAAACTCGAATGATATCCTTTGTGAAACCTGCATCCATTGCAGGACGACACGTTAGGACACCATCATCTCTATCTTTAATCAGACGGAACTTTCCTGTCCGGCTTTTGACCCACTCTGAAGAGTGGTTCCATCGCGAAACGGACTGGAAGAGTTGTGAATCGATCGATACAAAATCTTTCGACACATAGTTCTTTCCGATAGATAGTTCAAGACCGAGAGTAGAAGTGATCATCTTCCATTTAGTCATCTGTTCTTCATTCATATATGCTGCGACGTCGTCCCCATGAAAAAGGGCCGGCACTGATTCCAAATCAGAACCAGTGGCATAACAGACTGTAAAAGCATTCAAAATGCTAAGAACAGGGAAACTAAGAAGAGACCCCATCAACTGTCCATTTTCCTGGATCACCGAGCAAAGCTTAGTGGAATCTGGATAATGTACAAGATGGTTCTTCGACTCCCAACGAGTCCACTTTGATAAATCAGAGTGACCTCGGTCTTCGAGTTCATTAATCAACCGCTTAAAAACAAGTTGACTAGCATAGTAATTAAGGCCATCTGTGGCTGAAGTGTAATCACCAGAAAGATGGAAATAACCCTCTTTACGGGGCCCGAGCTGTGATAAATCATAGTTCGGATTAGTGTTAGGTTCAAAACAGGACCATGGAGAGAGAGATCTCAACATG